TCCATGTGTTGCCGTTCATCTGGTTGTCGCTAATCGTGACGTACTGCGGCGCGGAAGACGTACCATAGAAGTACACCGCAGCGTAGGCGTCATTAGACGGCGCCCACATGTTGTTGCCGACAATTAATATGTAGCGCGGTTGGTTTGGGCTAGCCGTTAGCGAAATGATGCCGATGCAGCTTGCGTTGGGGAACGACGCGCTGTTACGACGCGGGTTATAAAGCGAGTTACCAGTGATTGTAGTGAACTGCGAATCTGTAACGGCTATACAGTAGTCATCGCAATCACCAATAAAATTGCCGCTAATTGTATGAAAATCACCCTCAAATTCAATACCAGACGCAGAAATGTTCTTTTTAGTCTGACCACTAATCCAGTTATCTGAAATGACGTTGTTGCTGCCGGTCATAAAAATGCCGGACTCTTTATTTGCGGATAAGTAGTTACCGTTGATCGACAATCGATCGCCGTTGGCGTACATCGCCGACCAATTGTTGCTTATAAAACTGCTCTCACTGACGCTCACGTCGTAAGACCTTGTGGTGTCAGCGGCTGGACCCATCCATATTGCAGCGCCTCCCTCGGCGAGCACACTGTCGCTGCCGCACTCCGTAAACAAACACTGATTAACACCTACGGCAATACAGCCTGCCAACGCGATACCGATGTACTGCACGTTGTAAACGTAGCAGTTAGTGATGTTAAGGTCTTCAACCTTACCAAACGAAACCAACTCAGCCGTGCGCGGACCTAAGTTGTTACCGTCAAACTTGATGTTGCTGACGCTAATACCTTTATCGATATAAACGTACGCAGTGCCTGTCTGATTGGGGTTCTTTAACAGCGGCGTTGTAGCGCCAAGGGTGCTTTTAGCCTTGATAATCGACGTGGCAGGTGAGTCGCCGTACATGTTGGTGCCGCTGTAGATCGTTAGCCCTGTACAGACGTATGTACCGGCAGGCACGTACAGCGATTTACCTGTCGCAGCAGTCAGCGCGTTTTGGAACGCCACAGTATCGTCGGTCGTACCGTCGCCCGTAGCACCAAAGTCTTTAACGCTTATGGTCTGGCGCAACTTAGCTTGAACCGTAGTTGTTACAGCGCCCGCGCCCGACGGCGAATAACCAATCAAAGAAGAACCTGACGCCGCAGCCAAAGACGCGCTCAAGGCGTCGATAAGACCTTGCGTTGTTGAGATGTTATCGACCGTCCAGATAAGGACGTCGTTGCTATCTTTAAGAACAAATTTGTACGACGACGTACCTAACCAGACGTTGGCCTCTCCGCGCACGCTTAAGATGATGGGGTTTGTGTTAGAAGTCGCCCCAGTAGAATCAGTGTAGGTCGCTAACGGCGTGGTCGTTCCGGCTGCGTAGGTGTATAGTTTGCCGCCGACTAACAAGGAGCCATCCGAAGCGAAAAACTGAAGTTTTGGGCTAGGGGATAAAATAGTAGGCATAGTAGTCCTTAAAGTGCGGCGATAACAAAAGCCAACAATTCGCTGTAACGCACGCCTAAACGCGTTTGTGACGATCCGTCCGAGTTGGTCCATGTGTCACTGCAAAACAAACCGTATTTTGACGCATCTAAGCCCTCGGCGGCAAATGCTTCTTGAACATCTTGCGCGATAACACCAAAATGAATACGCGCCGCTTCACCTTTTTCTTCAACCGCGTCGTTCCATTTGAAGGCGCGAATGAGTTTCTTGACGCGTTGCGCTACCCGTTGCTCGGCGTCGGATAGTTCTCTGACCTGCTGCTTTTGCGCCGCGTCTGATGTATTGATCGTACCCGTTGTCGCATACACTACTGTATACCGAAACGAAGCAGTTCCTAAAGCGCGGACGTTATCGGTAGTTGGTCGCCAAGTGTTGCTGTCGCCCGCAAAAATAGACGTGCCAGGAAAGGTGCTTCCGGTCGCTAAAACAACACCATTAACGCCACCTAACACAGCATAGGCGCCGCTCTCACCAAAGTAAGCGTTAGAGCCACTGCCACCATCTGAGGTAGCGTACGATGTACCGCGAAAGGTGTTGGTATAGCTTGTAAAGTTCTTTTGACCGCTGACAGTCTGTACATCAGTTGTCGTGACGATCCCTGCGCCTGTAAGCGATGATGCGCCTGTACCACCGCTACCTGTAGCTAGCGTACCGCCTAGCGTCAACGTACCAGACGTCGTGATAGGACCACCCGTGAGCGTGAGCCCTGTTGAGCCGCCGCTGCCGCTTATGCTGGTTACGGTGCCGGTATTTGTTGCGCTTAACGTGCCGCCAGAGTAACTTAAACCTGAGCCAACACTGACGTTGCTAAACTCGCCTGCGCCATTGTTGGCAAGCAATTGAGCGCTTGACCCCGTAGGCGCAGCAGGTACGCCAAGCGAAGCGCGGGCACCTGACTGTGAGGTTGAACCCGTGCCGCCATTAGACACGTTTAAAGTACCGCCAATCGTTATCGTGCCAGACGATGTAATTGGGCCACCTGATGTGGTTAAGCCCGTCGAACCACCAGAGACATCGACAGAGCTTACGCCAGTAGAACCTGAGGCGTTAATTGTTATGGACCCAGCGCCGTTAGTGATCGATATGTTAGACCCAGCGGTTAAGGTAGCTAACGAGTAACCGGAACCGTTACCTATCAATAGCTGACCATTTGTTGGCGTTGATGTAACGCCTGTACCGCCGTAACCCGTAGTTATGGTCGAGCCGTTCCATGTGCCTGCGGCCACTACGCCCGACAAATCAAGGTTTTGCGAGTAAACAGTTGTCCAACGCTGCGTTAAAGTGCCTGAACTATAGGTTGTAGTGGTGGACGGGCGAAACGCTGTGGCGTCGCCTACGTAACGTGCGGTGCCTGGGTAAGTTGCGCCACTAGCCAACACTACGCCGTTGGCGCCACCAACAACAGCGTAAGCGCTACTTTCGCCAAAGTAACCATTACTACCTGTACCGCCATCTGATGTGGCGTAGGTTGTGCCAAGAAAAGTATTGGTGTAGCTTGTAAAGTTCTTTTGACCACTAATCGTTTGAGTGCCGGTTGTTGTGACAATACCCGCGCCTGCTAACGTAGTTGATCCTGTACCGCCGTTAGCGACCGCTAACGTGCCTGACATGGTGATCGTGCCGGAGCTTGTAATAGGGCCACCAGTAAACGACATACCTGTCGTGCCACCAGACACATCAACGCTAGTGACTGTGCCGTTAGTGGGTATGCTTGGGGGAATGACCGGCGGCGCTAAGTCGGCGTAACTTTGCACTAGCGCTTGTACAACCGAAGGTAGTAACGCTTGGCTGTCATCAGCAGACGGAAAAACAACAGGTGGATACAGCGCTAGGCTATCGTCAGGCGAAAACTGTACGCTAGGCGGCAGTATGGCTTGATTGTCAGCAGTAGACACCGGCGGCACGGGCGGCGGCGCTAGGTCTGTCGGGCTACCAGACACCAGTATATTGATGCTCTGCGCCGGTGGGCCGACTTGAAGATCGTCTAGGCTAGTTTGGTTATTACCTTGCCCAACTAGCGTAAACAGATTTAAAAAGAAGCGATACCATTCCCGCGAAATAAGCCCTGTTCGCTCGTCAATAATGCTGACGCGCGGTGCTGGAATGTTAGTAATGTTAAGCATTAGTCGGCGTTATCAAAAGCTCTGCGCCCATAATCGCGGTCTTCACGGGGTCAGTCATGGACAGTTCGTACACCCGATCGCGCAACTTCATCGTCATACCTAAGCGACGGAACCAAACGCGGTAGTAGTATTGGCCGATCTTGCCAACAGATGTGGTGTGATAGTTAGACCACGTATGACCACCATCGTCGGACCAGCGCAGCATAACCTGCGGGTCAGCACCTTGCGTCCCTGGGAGGTCTTGTTCCTCGATAAAGTATTCGCCGGACTCAGTAACTAGGTAATTGTTGCCTGTTTCAGTGATGAAATAGACGCTTTCTGTCGTGGGGTACCCATTTAGACCAACGCCCGACTCGATGTCAATTTGCATCGCGTGGTGCGCGGTACGCTTGAGATTGTTTTGGCCTGTTGGTAGCGCGCGCCACGAGCGCAACCACTTTTGTATTTGTCCGTTATCAGCGTAAGTGTCGAGATCAAACGCGTAAATGTTGCCGTTTTGATAGTCGCCTACGACAATTTTGTTGTTAAATGCCATCTGGCAATTGCTGCGGTGCCGCGTAAACGACCCGTCGCTCCAGCCTGCGCGTTCATGCCATGCACCTGTCGCGACGTCATAGACCCACGTTGTGTTGGCGTTAGGGAAAATAAGAACGTAAAAGCTGTGGCCGTCTTGCTGATATGTGTACGCAAGCGCATCCGTCAAGTTGCCATATTGCTGGATTTGCCACTCAACCGCGTGGGTACTGATACGTTGGCCCGTGTAACCGTTGGCGCGGTAGACAATACCTTGGCCCCGAGCGTCTGCGCCGAGCCAAAACAAACCGTTATCCATCTTGGCGATGGTGTACGCGGAGATGCAACCAATTTCGTTAAACGCGCCTTGTATGCGCTGAAGGGGGAAGTCTGGCGTACCAGCGTCGTACCACACCTCGACCGTGCTTGTACCGTAGACCCAAACTTCTCGGTGATCAACGATAAGACCAACAACGCCATCAGGCGAGCCTTCCGCACTAGCAAAATCCAGCGGTTCAATCGACGTGCCGTCGAGCAGTTGCGTAACCCAAATGCGCTGGCTGTTAGGCTCATTAAAAACAAAGTAGCCGTCAATGTACCCAACCGTTACGGCGCCGGGAAAATCAGGGTCTATGATCTGACCAAATACGCCCGTACTGTTGTTGTAGATGTAGCTTGGCCCGTTACAGGCGATAAACAACTGGGTGCCGTTGTCGGCCATACTGACAGGACCAGTACCTGGTATAGAGCCAATTAGCGTTGCAGCGTAGCTGGTGTTGATCTTATAAAGTTCATTGCCAGACACAACAAACGCGGTGCTGTTATCGGACGAGAAGTCCCATAAACCTCTAATAGGCCCACTGCCAATCGTAGCAAGTTTAAGTAGCCCAGGACAACGTTGAAGAAACGCAGGCTCCTTGCCACCTTCCGGAACAACTTCCGGAAACAGATTGACCATCCTCGCATCGGCTGCGTTGACGGAACGAGCAACGTAAGCTGATCCAAGAATGGGCGTTTTCATCAGAAGTTGTTAGCGTAGATGTTATACCGTTGACGCGTTGCAACAATCGGATAAGGTATCGCCATAAGATCGCCGGGGAAGTTGATGCGCTTGATGTTGCGCTTGCTTGACATGGCAATACGCTGCACTTGCGGCGAAGGTTCAATGCCAAACTCAGGCGCTAGTTCGCAGGCCAAGTTGTAGCGAAACGCCCGTAAGTAGCCTGGCGGAAAGTACATGTCCGTAGCGACGCTTGAGACTTCCGTGAGCGTTTCTACAGAAATAATGTGCCATTCCAACGCTTTGATAGGAACTGGATACACCGTCATTTCCATATCTGGAAACGTATTGTTTACCCACATAACCTGCGGATAAGTCGATGTAACCGTCTTAAACGCGATGCCATCATACTGCTGTTGATTGATTAGTTTGACGCCAAACGACAGACCTGAGGATGGGTCTTTAAAATAAGTCGCGTCATCAATTTCAATAGGGCGGTTACCTACAAAATCTCCGGTAGGACCAATCGTGCGCGACATGGTATACGCAGGCCAAGTAAACACTTGATCTTGCGTACTAAAAACCGACAAGCGCTCGGTATCCCATGACTGAATCATTTGATTCATCGCCATGATTGAATCTTGCATTACAGCAACTGACGGCTGTTCGCCTTCGGCTAACACACCAAGAAGCCTAAGCGAACCTTCAATAAGTTCAGCAGCAGTTGTCATGGCGCAGTCTCCTGAGTTCTACGGCTACGGCGACGCGTCTGAAGCTCGTTAATAGGCCCGAGTTCATCCGACGCAGATTCAGCAACTAAATCATTAGGGTCGTATTCTTCCCAACCGTTTTGTCTGTCATGCTCAACTTCCATGTCAGATATTGCAACTTTAGCACCATGCGTGGGATGGCGAAGATAGATGACGGCCATAATTTTAATCGGGGGTTGTTACGCCCCCGCGCCTTTAGACGCAGTGAATAAGAGCAAAATTAATAACAACTGCTTCAGACAAAGAACCGCCTGAAATGTTGCGTACGGTGATAGACGCAGAGCCTGCGCTTAAACCCGAAACCCAACAGTTGTATGCGCCAGCAGTAGCGCCGCCACTTACGTTCAAAATCAAAATGTCATTTACAGTGATAAACGAGTTGTTCAACGTAAAAGTCACGTTGGTTGCGCTCGCTAACGCTGCATTGTTCATCGTGATCTGACCGGCTGATTTGTCAAGCGTAACAGCCGTAGATTTGCTGGTCGCTTGGGTCACAGTACCTTGAGCGTCTGCCGTGTAGCCAAACTGTTCACCGGACAGCACGTATTGTGAGCCGATAATGTCTTGGTCTGTAAAAGCAACGCCAATAGGTTTAGTGTTTGACATAGCTGATCCTTTTAAAAATAGGGGGCGAACCCCCTATTGATTACGCAATACGGTAAGCCGTCCAAGTGCCAACGCCGGTCTTGCGCGCAAGCCACTGCGACGACGTGTTAGCCGACACAGCAGCAGTGCCAACAATCGTCCAGCCTGTACCTGCGGTTACAGTAACAGCGTCAGCACTGTCAATGTTGACAACTGCAAACGTGAACGCTGCGTTAACTTTAGCTGCCGAAGAAATTTCATCTTCAAGCAACGCAACCGTGGGTAGCGTCATTGCGCCAGCCGTACCATCAAACGTAAACAAACCGTTTGCTAGTTGTGCTGCCGTAACGGTAGCTGCGCCAGTTAATGCCGTGGGAGCACCCTGAACAAACAACAAAGCCTCGCCGGTATTACCGTCGTTGTACTGATAGCCACCAGCACCATTAGGAATTGCCATGATAAATCCTTTCAAAAAATAATTCGGTAAGGGGGCCGAAGCCCCCTAGATTGATTAGCCCCAGAGACGAACACCCATTTGTGGACGAATCACGCTGTAGCCGTACAGCACGTCAATACGGCAGGGCATACGGTCGTTGTTGATGTCGTACTGACGAACAATACGCATCGAAATACCGTTATGAACCTGACGCGATGCCATGTCAACGCCTTGCGGCATCATCAAGTCGGCGGTAGCGAAGGTGATTGCGTCTTTATGGTAGACGAGGTTTTGTGGGTACTGCGATGAAGCGGCACCAACAAAGGTTACAGCCTTGCTCGTAGCTGGGAGACTGTTAACGGTCGCAAGCGCGTTAGACGCGGAATACATGGGGGCGACAGTGATGTTACCTGCGCCAGAACCATTCAGCGTAACGTCAACGGTTGCAACAAACTGGAACAGCGAACCAGTAGACTCGCGGGTCTGTGGGTTAACAGCATAGCAGTCAGCCACGGTAAACACGTCACCAGCTTTAACGGTTGCGCTAGCGCCAGCGCCTGTGATGGCGATGGTGGTTGCGCCTTCGCTTGTTACAGCGGCAGACGTTGTACCGCCAGTAGCCGTACGCGAGCCGGTCGTAAACTGCTTGATTGACTGAGACATGTTGATCTCATCAAACCCAAGCACACCAACACCCATCATGCCGTTCTTGAACTGGCGACTGATGGTGTCTGTGGGGTTGAAAAGACCTTTCATACCTTCAACCAAACCAGCGTTAGCAGCGGGATTGACTGTAGCGTAACGTGGCGACATAACCGCAGCGTTCTCGTTGAGTTTTTGTTGCGCTTGCAACAAAACTAGCGATGTGCCAGGTGTCGTGCCGGGGGTGCCAACCGAATTACCGATGTACTGGTAAGAGTTAGCAACGTCAGCGTCGATGCTAGCAGCAAGCTGGCTAATACGAGGCTTAAGCACGCGCTCTGCGAAGTCGTCCAACTGCAACGTCAATTCAGCAGACGTGAAGTTAACGCCGATGTGCTTTTGCGAAGCAACCGTTAAGGTGGTGTACTGCTCGTTGTCGCTTTGAACTTGCAGTGCAGCACCATCCGTTACGAGTGCGCGGTCCGGTAGGCGGATACGCAGAGTCGAACCGATTTTAGCGCCTTCGACGGCAAAGCTGTCGTCGTATTGACGATTCACGTTGCGGGTTAAGACAAGATTATTCTCAAGGATTTCAAGCGCCTTGCGAGTAATCATGTCGATGGTAAGTAGACTATTTGCCATGACAATTCCTTTTCAAAAAATTAGCGGACTCGGTGTTGAGCTTCCCATTTCTTAATCTGCCTTTGACGCTCGGCTTCAATCCACTCTGACGTTGACATTTCCTTAATCGAACGCGGGTCAGTCGTGTCTAAAACTCTTGCGTTGCCACCCCGAGGAGTGACAGGCTGAATCGGCGCGGGAGCGCTCGACGATTTCTTAACTGGAGGATTTTCACTTAATTTAGCTTCAATCTTCCCAATCTCTTTTGCCTGCAAAAAAGGCGACAACTTGGCAATACGATCGGCTTCTTTTGGATTAGAACCAAGGTAATAAGCCACCTCGGGGCCAATATCAGACGCTTGAATCGTTTCAGCCATCACTGACGTAATCGGAAGACGAGGGTTGTACGCGACCTGTTCAAAATCTTCGTACTTAGTTCGTGCTTCTTCTTCGCGCTCGTGATAGACCTCAAGAATTTCGGCTCGCTGTCTTTCTGCATCTCGTCGGGCAAGTAGTTCGGCAGCTTTTCGTTCGGCTAACGCTTCCGCGTATTCCTCAGTCGAAGCAAAACTATCTTGCGCGGGTAGATCACCAGACGGCATATCGGGCGTTGATGCCCGCAGCTTTTGCTCTCGTTCCCACTTGCGTTGCTCTCTTGCAAGGCGTTTGCTGATCATCGCGTCAAGTTCAGC